CAAAGTTGATAGTCTTGAAAAATGACTACATCACCTTCAAGATTTCCAATGGAATTAGGAAATCACCATTTGCTATGGAATTCTATGGTGAGAGTGCGCAAGGTAAAACTACGTGCTCTGACCAAATGATAGATGCTTTATTGGCTAGTGCTGGTTTACCAACAGGTAAAGAGTACCGCGCTGCGGTTAATCCTGGAGATAGATTTCAGTCTAATTGGACAACGAAGAAGTCTGTGATGATCATTGATGATCTTGGTAATTCAAAGGCCCAGTTCTGCACGGCACCACCCACACAATCTATTATTGATGTGTGTAACAATCAGATGTATTATGCTAACATGGCAGATCTCGATTCGAAAGGCAAAGTTTTTATAGAGCCGACGATAGTGAGTGTCACTACTAATGTTAAGCATTTGGATGCGGGGACATATTCTAATTGTCCATATTCTGTTCAAAGAAGGATGCATGTTGTCATAACTGTCTTTGCGAAGAGAGAATTCCAATTTCTATTGGATGGCAAACCTCAAGGTCTTGATACGAGCAAGATAGCGAAATTCAAAAAGTCATTGCGGCGTAAGCCAGTTTTTGATGACATTTGGGAACTTACGCTTGAAAAAGCAGTCTGTCCAGATAAAATGCGATATGTGGCAGAATATGCACCAATAGAGTGGAATGGAAGAAAGATGGTTCGAGTATCCTTTCGTGATGCGATTCAGTATATGATCGAGCGATTTCATGATCATCGTGGCGGCCAACAATCGATGTTGGATGACTTGGAGGTTCGAAAGAACATTGAGTTATGTCCGCATCCCTATTGTAATAATATAAGGGATTATTGTTCGCCACATGATGCTCAGTATCCTCGAGAAGATGATGAAGAGCGAGAAACGGAAGTTGAAGAACTTGAAAAGCAGTTTGGAGATGAGATCATTGAAGGTGCTACTAAGGCGACTGATATCGTCATAGGTAGGATCAAGAGAGATCTCTTTGGAATAGACAGATTTGTTGAAGGAGCCACATCGTTGGCTCTATTGGCATCAGCACGTTTGTTTGCTCGACATTGGGATTGGATGAAAATAGTCCCCACACCGTGGCTTCACAATGATATGTTCCAGAAATGTCTTATGCTAGGCGATAGCAAGAAGATTAAACGGAACTATATCTCCAACACGATCCTAAATTGGGGTCTTGGAGTCGGTTGTGTAGGACTGTTCCATCGTCAAGTACGTAATACCGCCCGTTCGGGGTGGTTGGCCCTTGGAATTACAGGAATATGTTTAGCTAGACAAAAATTGATGGTAAAGATTGTGATGAAAAACTACCGTAAGGAGTTGTTAGATCGCAATATAGTTCATGATAGTGTCAAAACATGGCGTGATGAAAATGCTGGTTCTATTATCAAGGCCGCTGGAATAGTGAGCGCAATGTTTGCGCTTGCGAAATTGTATCGAAGATGGAGATCTTTGAACCCCCAAGGTTCTTTGGAACCAAAAACGCAGGAGGAAATCGACAAAAGAGACTCGGAAGAAAATCCGTGGGTTGGTATGGTTAAACGTCCCTTACCCATTAGTCCAAAGTCGTATTGTACGCCCAATGAGCATCTTAATGCCAAGATAGATACTAATCTACTCTATGGCACAGTTATAGCGGGAGACCGCAAGCTGATGGTGAATGGCTTATTCTTGCGTTCACAACTTGTGGTTATACCATACCACTACTTTGAGACGGACACAC